CGTTTTAATTGGATTCATAATATCTATAACTACTAATGCACAAAATCAAGCCTGTGTGCCCTATTGTGCGTATGGGTTATATCTTTTTCTTCCAACCTCATCGGCATAATCATAGTCGCGTGGTGGTAGCGGATCCAACATGATCCACCCCGAGTCACGCAAAACCCGTAACGCTTGGGACAATGAATCCACATAATCATCATGCCCGCCCGATTCTGGAAACGAACACACTTGGCGCAAAAACCGTTTTGACCAATCTGCCGGTTCTTTCAATCGTTTTGGGTCTTCAGGGATGTACACCTTGCCTTTAGCTATCAAGGGGGCCACAATGTTCATACGCTGCACCTTATCAGCTCGGCCAGGGTTGTATCCCCTGATTGGCACACCAGCGCCTTGTAGCTCTTGGATAAGGCTAATACCCGCCGACTTATCTTCCATCAAAATAAGGTCGGCCTTCTTGCCTTTCGTAAACTTATTGTCGCTGCCGTACACCACTTCCTTAAAATCATTAACGACCCGCTTTCTAAGCTCGGGGTAAGATAGGTGGTTGTCCCATGCGTCCAGCAAGATCACACAAGTCCCAACGTCTGGCCGCTCAAAGATCCCCCACACCGTACATGCTGTTGGGTCATTGTGGGTTTTTTCTGATGTGGCAGGATCGTATGACGCAATCACATACTCCAAATCCGGTGTCTCTTTGTCTGCTGGCCACAGCTTGAACCATTTGCGCTTGACGATACCAACGTCTTCCGGATCCAAGATCTCGCCATAGATTTCTTGTTTGCCCAGATCCGTGCCTTCGTATGTCTCCAGCTGTTTGAAGAACGTGCTGGACAAGTTCGCTCTGTTATCATACGATGAGGCGTTCACCATGTACACATCGCCACCAACCTTACCCTCGGCCAGATCCACAATCAATTCCCGTGGCTTGGGGGTTGTTGTGATGATCTGCTGCACCCGCTCAATCTCAGGGTGGCGTAGACGCAGCGTAAACTGCATCTGATCATACGCATCGTCCAAATACTCAAACGCACACAACTCATCGGCCCAAGCGCCGTGGAATTGCTTACCTCGATACCGTTCTGGTTCCGAGGCAGGGATGCCTTGAATCAACGACCCATTGATCAACGTAATCTCAGACAACGACTTATTGTAGTCCTTGATCAGAGACTTGGGTATGATATTCAGCAATCCCGAATCCCCTTCAAAGCAAGTTGCCCGGATGTCGTTTGATGTAGGTGCTGTAACGAGCCATCGGGTTCCAGCATGTTTCCAAGCTCGGATCCCCACCCAATTACTTGCCGTGAATGTCTTTCCAGATCCTCGACCGGCAAGCATGAGGAATGTATCATACTCATTATCATCAGGCTCTCTTTGGTGCGGGAGCGCTTGGATTTGCCAGCGTACTTGCCATAATGCCGCATCAAGTTCTGACTTGGGCCAATGTGCGTTGTTCTTTGCAAAGTCTGCAAGTATTTTTTCCTGTTGCTTAGTTAACATATTGCTATAAACCCTTCCGCCGCCAAAAATGTACCACCATCAGTTTCAATATGCACACACGGCATGGGTTCCACTTCTTCAATTGCCGTTATAAATCTTCTTGTATATGCAACCCTTCCAATTCTCTTTTTTGTTTTATACATCAAATCCATACCAGTCCTGAAATATATTTCTCTGGCAAGATGATATTCAGGAGATTGAATCTGTGTTGTCACTATTCCAAGGGATTCGCACAAACCCCGAAATAAATGTGCTGCTTGAAAATTACGAGTCCTAAAATCATATCGATCTTTTTTTGGATCGTATGCATTAAACCGGCTCATTAATAAACCACGCAATAGTTCCATTCGTTGTTCAACAGAACCAAAATAATATTCTATTGGCAACTCTTTTGGAATTGTGGTATAATAATATTGCAACTGTTTAAGTATATTGGGTTCAGGTATTAATGATAGCTTTAATTTAATCTTGCATTTATAACCAAACTCCGCAACCTTGTTCTTAACAATTTCTAAAGTATCTGGTTTGCAGTTTAGTTTATTGGTCCTGACTTGGCTACCGTACCAATACCCCGCAATAAACGGCGGTACTGGAAAATCTTCGTGCTTGTATTGAATTGGTTTTGTGGCAGGAATAGAATACTCCAACCTGTTGCGTTCACAGCGCAAACCAAGTTCCAATAATTCGGGGATTGTAAATCGTTTGAGTTTTTGACGAAAGCGTTGTATGTTCTTGCACCGGTATAGTTGATGCCGATACCGTTCGTTCTCAACTTCAAAAGCAAGATGCTTATCGCCCTTGATCACAGACCCATCATGCAGCGTCACCTTGTACATCTGCTGTGGTGTGTATTCTTGAACCAGTGTGACTTGCTTCGGTAGTCCATCCGGACCGTACAAATAGTCTCCTGGCTTAATGGTTCCAGCGGGTGCCCAGCTCTTCAGCGTGGGTACTGGAATGTTTGTTCTGATCGCCATTGTGTCCTTTTCGTTTATCCAAACGAATGTCTATATCCACTAATGCACAAACAGACTACCTTTGTGCCCCAACCTTCCAAACTTTCTTCTTTTTTGTACCAGTAGTATGGGTAGTACCCCTTTATTCTTATTTTATTTAAAAAAATAAAAAAATAAAAAAATATTTAATTTCCCCAGCAATACTCAAACTAACCCATACTACCCAGACAACCCTGACAAACTTACAGCTAACTTACAAATTCTAGATGAGAACTATTCTCATTAAAATTTCATGCAATTTTTAAAAAAAAATTTTAGGAAGTCGTGTTTTTACAGAAAGGTGGGGTGGGTTACAAAAACTGGGGATCTGTGGGGCCCCCGCCCTCCCTGGCTCTATGGATCCTAAAAACCCTGGGTGGCAAAAACATTTAACCCCCTGCCAACATACCGACCCGCCGATTTCGCATTGTGGTATGGCGTTTCACTATGTGAAATGGCACATTGTGCCTAGCATACAATGGCCACAATGTCAAATAACCATGCTGGCATTGTGGTTATTTGTTAGCATAAAAAAGCCACAATGTCAAATAACCATGCTGGCATTGTGGTTATTTGCTAGCATAAAAAAGCCACAATGTCAAATAACCATGTTGGCATTGTGGTTATCCTGGCCATTTGACAATGCGGGTTTTTTAGTGTAGGCAAATAACCATGTTGGTATTGTGGGTATTTATTTTTGTTGACATAGTGCCAGGTTTCATGTAAGCAAATTGTCGCCAAGCGGGCACGATAGCGACATTCTATTGTGGGCCTGATACCCATAGTTATAGTCTATCAACGCTGGCATTTCATACAGCTCATTTATCGCATCGTGAAATAGGCCTGGCAAGGCACTTTATAGGCGTTTTGAGCGGTTTTTTGCTTGTCTGATACCCTAGCCTACATACCCTCAAAATAACGCGCCAAAATCGATTCTATGACTTAGGGTTTTCCCTAGGTTTTAAAACCTGGTTTTTTTATTACTTTTGGCAATATTAGGGTTTTTATACCCTAAAACCTAGGGTTTTCCCTAGTAGAAGAATGCCCAAAACATTTAAAATAGTGTTTACCGAAACAAACCACAAAGGGTTTTTATATGCAACTACTCAATATCGATCAAAACGCTAAAACAGTAAAGGGGCAAAGCATTGGGTATCTTACTGGCGTGCTGTACTTTGCTCCCTCTGACCTATCGGGTTACCAAGTATGCCCAATGGCCAGAATGGCACAATGCGAAACCCCTTGTCTCAATAGCGCTGGCCGAGGGGCATTCTCTAATGTGCAAATTTCCCGTATCAATCGGACAAAATTCTTTTTTGAGAATCGACAAGGGTTTTTTAATCAGTTAATCGATGAAATAACGAAGCTTGTCAAAAAAGCAAAAAAGCTAAATTTAATCCCTTTAGTCCGATTGAATGGGACAAGTGACATTAAGTATGAAAACGTTTATTTTGACCACAACGGCCAACAAGTAACAATTTTTGACGTTTTCCCCGATGTGCAGTTTTATGACTATACAAAAATCCCTAATCGGCGTGATTTGCCCAAAAATTACGATTTGACGTTTTCTTACTCCGGTGTGATGTTATTTCAAAAATACGTCAATAAAGCATTGGAAAACAATTTGAGAATGGCGGTAGTATTTTCTGATTCTAATTTTCCCGATACTTTTCTTGGCCGTTCTATTGTTAATGGCGATGATTCTGACGTGAGAATTTTAGATCCTAATGATTCTATTGTGGCTTTGTATGCTAAAGGCAAGGCCAAAAAAGACACTTCGGGTTTTGTAGTCAAAACCTAAAATTCTAGGTTATAGGGCATTTTGTGCCCTATTGCATAGAATTTTCTATAGGGAGTTATATTATGACCAAAACAGAGTATATACAAAATAAGCGTGATAGCGTGCCAAGTGTCTTAGCTAAAATCGCCATTGATATAGCGCATTATCGGACAAAAAATTATTACCCTTATACAGAATGGGAAAAACAAGCCGATAGCGCCTATGTTGAAATTTTGCTTGCATACAATGACGATGATAAGCTTTGCAAATTGTCCAAAAACGCGAATCAATACTTTTTTAAAATGCCCGTATGGGGTTATTCTGGTACTTAATGGGAGAATCTAAAATGCTACCTTCAATCATGATCTATAGTAAAAAAACTGTATATACCAAAACAGGCAAACCAAAAGCCGAATGGTCAACTGTAATCGATGGTAAAACGATTACAGCACCAACTAAAAAAGCACTACAGCAACTGATTCAAGAATTATTTTCAATTATTTAAGGGGGAAATTATGACTACACGATCACTATCAACGATTGCCAAGGATATTCGCACCGACTGGAAAAAACCATACTTCGGCGCTGTCCCATATCTTGATGCCATGCGAGATTTGAACGACATAAACGATAAATACGGGTTCGATTCAGCGAGATCAATTGTGCAATATTTCTTGGCCAATGCTGGCACATGGCGAGGTGACACGGCCAAGCGCATCAAAGCAGAATTGAAAGCAATGTGACCAACCAGGTTGTGTTGTTTTTATGCAACTTAGGGTTTGTCCTAGTATACCAAGGCAAACCCGACACCTAAAATTTAGTCTTACTTAACTGAAAGGGAAATCATGTCAAATTATCTCGAAGCTCAAATTGCCAATTCTAAGGGCAAATTCATTACTGTTACATTCACCAAAAACGATGGGACAATTCGCACAATGAATTGCAGAACAGGCGTGACTAGCAAATTGTCGGGCGGAAAATCGACAGTCGATCACGATAAGTATTTAGTGGTTTACGATGTCAAAAACAATGGTTATCGCTGTATCAATCGTCAAAGTATCTTGTCTGTTAAAACAATGGGCAAGACAATTACAATGGAAGGGGTTTAAAATGAAATTACACATTGACAACTACAGTTTATTTGTTCAATACTTGGCCGACTACATTTCAGAAGAAATCAGCCGTGGCGAGGTGATCACGTCTTATACGATTGACGATGCCATTGACGCCTATTTAAATGGCGCTGCTGATAATGAGGTGACAGAATGAAACCAATGACCGATTATGAAAAACGCCTGACTGCCAAAAACGTTTTGGCTGCAGTTAAGGACATTAACAAATTGAACAAACGTGGGTATAACTTTTTGTATCTTTGCAGCGGGTTTATTGCCCATTACGATATCAACGGGTTCAAAGCATATTACTCAGACCATAGTTTACATGCGGACATTGACCGATATGCCAAGCAAAACCAATGGAGCAATTTTAAACCTAATGATCGAGATTATGATTATTACATGGCCAAGCGTGACTGCTACAATCAAATTCTGGGCGGCTTGGTTGCCAGAGAATATATCGACACACTATTTGGTGACGCTGTTAAATTCCTGCAAGATCACGTTAAAATCATTCACGTTAAGGGGTAAACATGAAAACATATGAGATCAAATTCACATCGGAGGTTTTTGTTGTGGTTGAGGCCGATAATGTTGATGATGCAGAAAATCAGGCCATTGAACACCTCAAAGGGTTGACTGGTGCTGATTGGCGAGAAAATATTTATATGACCGATATTGACGAGGTGCAAAATGAAAGTATTTAAAATGACTGTAAGCATTCTGGTTGAGGGCGACAGCCCCACAGACGCTGTTAAAAACGCCCTGAGTGACCTTGAATATGTTTTGGAGATGGACACATCCATTTGTGGCTATGACAAACCCAGAGCGCCCAAATTGTATAAAGAATACGACACATCGGGCTGGACATTGGAAATGGTAGGAGAAGAAGAATGAGTTATCCACACAGAACCTATACCACAGTTGAGAAGGTGTGGTTTTTGATTTACATTCTTGTAATGGCCATTATGCTGGTGCAAACGTTTATCTTTTTTGGAGGTTGATATGGGCTTAGATATGTACTTGTTGGGTAAGCAATACCTGTGGCGTAGTGAAGAGGAACCCAAACGCAAGGAAATTGCGGAAATGTTGGGCGTGGACAATTATGAGGTCGATGAGGTGCGGTTTGACCTAATGTACTGGCGTAAAGCAAACGCCATTCACGGCTGGTTTGTCAATGTCGTACAAAATGAAAATGACGATTGTGGCGAATATGGGGTAGAACGTGAACAGCTTGAAACCTTGCGTGACCTGTGCAAGGAGGCACTTGACACTCGCAGTACCGAACAATTGCCGCCAACAGCGGGGTTCTTTTTTGGTGACGCTGAGATTAATGATTACTATTGGGAATACCTGCAAAATACTTTTGATGGTTTGACCAAGTTGTTAAATGACCCCAAGACCAAGAAAATGGCTTTTTACTACAGATCATCATGGTAAACACGATACAATTTGACACACAGGCCGACTTGTCGGCTTGGCTAAATGAAAACTTTCCTGAGCGTCAAGCCGTGGAAGTTACCAAACTGGGCTCAGGTTTGTGGGCTTTTGCCAATGACAACATACTGCAACTATTTATAGGTGAACCTAATGAGAGTTTTAGTAGCGTGTGAGTATTCTGGGGCGGTGAGGGATGCCTTCACCGAACTTGGCCACTATGCTATGTCGTGCGATCTGTTACCGACAGACGCACCACATGGTTTGCATTATCAGGGTGACGTTTTTGACATCATTGACCAAGGCTGGGATTTGATGGTAGCGCACCCGCCTTGCACCTACCTATGTTCGAGCGGTCTGCATTGGAACAAACGCAGGCCAGAACGCGCCCAGCAGACTGAGGAAGCCCTTGAATTTGTCCGGCGACTGATGGATGCACCAATCGAGCGTATTGCCATTGAAAACCCGATTGGGTGCATTGGCACACGCATTCGACCCTATGACCAGAAAATACAACCTTATGAGTTTGGTCACGATGCCAGTAAAGCGACTTGCCTTTGGCTCAAAAACCTGCCAAAATTGAGGTCTACCAGTTATTATCCACCCCGCATGGTCAATGGCACACCCCGATGGGGCAACCAGACCGATAGCGGCCAAAACAAATTACCACCAAGTGAAGACAGATGGAAAATCAGAAGCGAAACATTCAGTGGGATAGCAAAAGCGATGGCGACACAATGGACTACCAACGTGAGCTCTTAAAACATTGGCCGTTTCCACGGCAACTACTGGACGACAAGCCACACACAATGCCAAGTTTGGTGTTGGAAGGCATGGACGAGGCCCCGTTTTGAGATCAGCACTTTTGGGGTTGGCCTTGGTGTCAACCCACACCATAGCGGGTCAGGCTTTGCTTAAAATCGAGGATTATTATGGCAAAGAGGCCACGTTGATGTCCTCGCCCTGTGACGGGGCAAGGGATATTTACGAGGGCTACACCACGGGAGAGGATCAGCGGTTAAAATACCTGTGCTGGTTTCCTATGGGCAATGGTGTTTATGTGATTGACATGAATACCAAGGCGGGAACTTGGGTGACCCCAAGTACCAGGTCGGCAAAGAAAACACCCAGGTTGGAGAAATTATTGTGACCGATGAACAAATTATTGAGGCGGCAAAACAATTGGGGTTTGAGCGTATGCGTATAGACCACGATTATTATGTTTGCTTTTCAAAAGAAATCGTGGAATTTGCCAAACTGGTAGCACAGCATGAAAGGCTAATGTGTTCCAAGTTTTTACAAGAAACCATGAACCCTTTGAAACCTGAGTACATCGATCAGATCGAGGAGGGTATTTGGAATGACTGACGAACAAATCATTGAGATGGCAAGGCAAGTTATTGATATAGATACAGACAAGCGCGGTCGTCACACCTTTGTGTGTGATGAATACGGACTTAAAGCCTTTGCCAATCTGGTAGCACAGCATGAGCGTGAGCGAATTTTTAGTGAGTTGTTTGAAATGCACCTCAAAGCACAAAGGATTCACAATCATTATTTGCACGCTGTAATGCACATAAAAGCAAAAGACAAAGCAAGAGGTGAAGCATGATTGATGAACAAAAATATACATTTGCTTTGCCACCCAAACCCGTGGGATATTGGGTTTTGTATGAAGGCGCACCGCAGCTAATGATGTTTGCGATGCACCACAAACCGACTGAACAGCAGATCAAAAACACAGAAGAATTGCTGGGATGGAAATGGAGAGACGAATGACTGACCGAAGCGCACTAGGCGACTATTTAAAAAACCTATACCAGTTTGATGAGCTAACCAAAGATCAGGAAGCAAGCTTGGCCAAACAGATACAAGCTGGCGATCAGGCGGCACTTGATCTGCTGATCAAGCATAACCTGCGGTTTGTTGTATCGGTGGTCAAGGAGATGCCAGACTGGCGACATGGCAGTATGCCAATTGAAGACATTTTGGGGTATGCCAACAAGTGGCTGGTGGTTGCGGCCTTGCGCTGGAAACCCAAAAACGATGCAAGGTTTTGCACCTACGCCAAGAAGTTTATTCAGCGGGGTGTAAGGCGGGATATCAACAACAACGACAAGATGATTCGACTGCCTGTAAATGTGGAGGAAGAGGTGAGGAAGTTGACCTACCTTGAGCGTAAAATGTCACAGCAGTTGAACCGTGACCCAAGTGATGCCGAATTGGCACTTCAAATGGGCACAACAGAAAAGCGGGTTGGGCAGATCAAGAGCTACATCAGCAGAGAGCCAATTAGCCTAGATGCCTTGAACATTGAACACTTAACAGATGAGAGGGATGAATGAAACTATATAACGCACCAAGAAATTGCCGGATTATGACCAAGCATGGTGACGAGTACAACTTTCACCACATTGAGGGTGAATATGCACATTGTACTGATGACGATGGTAATGCGGTACGACTGCCAGCAAACGAGGATGTTTTATTGATTGATCCAAAGGGGAAACACAAATGACCAAAGTACGAATTACAAAGTGGCACGATGAGGGCAAACTGGTTTGCATCGAGGCCTATGACGAGAATGGCAAGCATGTGGTAGATTTCGTCTGGGATGAGCGTGACGAGCAAACACCAGAAAACCTGCGTAAGTTTGACGAGTGGGTATTTCATATGATGAAGAATATGGACTTGGAGTTGATCGATGATTAAAGACCACCCAACTGACCCCGACAAAGTGGTTTACGAAAGTCGTAAATATGACTTAAATGTCAACGCAATGGCCAAGCCTGAATGGGTTGGTCTGACGGATGAGGAGATTGACATAATTCGTAGTACGCCCATGTCAGTTGAAAATGGCGTTGGTTTCAATATCTACACATACGCTAGAGCCATCGAAGCCAAACTCAAGCAAAAGAACGGTTACGCCGAGGAGAAGAACACATGAGCGCTAAACTAATTCCAGCCGAAGAAGTGGCCGCTGTTATTTTAAAAACGCTGAACGATGTCGCGTCTGAATATCCTAAAGAGGAGCGCAATGAAATGAAGATCGCCATTCTCAACTCGTTAAGCAGGGCCATGTTCAATGGGCCAGTTGAAAAGGAGAAGAACACATGACAGACGAGGACTTGGTTAAAAACCTAGCTTGGTTTAGAGAAGAGGCTGGTCTTGAATCTGCGTACCCCGTTACGCACCCCATGTCAATGTTTATTAGGGCAATCGCCGCAAGAGAGCGCCTAAAGAAGCGTGAATGGGTTGGGCTGACTGATGAGGAGATTGAACACGCATACATGCACACAGTCGATTTTGTTGATATGGCCAGAGTGTTGGAAGATATTTTGGAAGAGAAGAACACATGAGATACGAACAATCCAAACCACTCGTTGAGGAGCTGATGGATATTGCGGTGTTGTTTCACGCAAGCCCAAGCTTGCTGCGCCAAAAGATTGCCGAGGCTATCAACAAGCACATCCCTGATCTTGATCCCGCTTGCATGGAGCGCGGCTGCCCCTGCATCG